CCCTTACCTTCCTTTGTTGTAATCCTTATAGCTAGATCATGAGCCAAGTTAGGATTCTGATCTAATAACCACTCTACAAATCTAGCCTCTCCATCTGATATGGTTCCATTGTGCACACCTATGCGGAGCTTAGCTCTTATCCAGTTTGGACCACGCACCTTACCTCTGTATCTGCCTCTTTCTTTTGCTTGTTCTAGAAGACTAATAACATCTGATATCTGACCCTCAAATTGAGCATCATTAATCTTATTTGCTTCCTTTAGCTTTCTTGCTTTCTTTAGCTTGTAAAGTGCGTTCACCTTAACTATGGGGCTAACTGCCAAAGATTCAGCCTCAGCTCTTGTTATATTGCTTAGAGAAAATAGAAAGTTTTCCTTAGGGGCGTATACAGGATTCTTTACTAGGATTAGTGGCCCAACTTGCAGCATTTCAGAGCCACTTACAATTGGCTCTAGAGTAGTCTTGTCATAGTAGTAGCTGTGCCTTTCTGGGTCCATCCCAACTTGAGCCCACTCAGGATCTTTCAAGTGAGCCTTAGCTTGAGCCGCTATTTCCTCTTTAGACAGTGGATTCCATGACCCATTTATGGTTGCCAGTACACCCTTATTCCCACCTTCAGCTATTGAAAGTGCGCCCTTCTCAGACATAACAAACTTTGGATTTGTAATGGCAGTAGAACCCTCATAGCCAATTACTGTTCCAGGCTTAACTCCCTTTCCTTCATTGTGTACTGTTGATATCCAAACGCCATGATTTGTGTAGGCTGGAATATCTAATCTAATTCCAACGCTATCACCATCTTTTAAGGTGGCAGAAGGTATTCCAAACTTTGCCTTTTGTGGTTCTTTAAGAATCTCAACTGCCTTTTCAGGTGTAGCTGGAACTGGGACATCTTCATATGGTTCTATTTTCTTGTACTTATTAACCAAAACTTCATATTCTGGTTTAGTCATCTCACCAGCTGCAACCTTCTTAGCGCCAGCCTCTAGCTCTGGAATGCGCTTAGCTGCCTCTTTATGCCCCATTCCAATGCGGCTTGTGCCTAGCTCTTCCTGCTTGGGTGGCTCTACTACCTCTGGCTTAATAGGCTCCACTATCTTTTCTTCTGCCGGAGCTGCCTCTTGCTTAGGCGTGGCTACCATATCTGAAGTGATAGCATTCTTAGGCATTACTCTAACTAAGATAGGATTATCCATTGTGTATATAGCAACAGGATCTATCCCATGATCATCATCTCTGAGTAACTTTGCCTTGTAATCTGTAGCTGTATCATTTATGTAAGCCTGTTGTAATCCTGCAACACGCCCATTGCCCACTACAGGGCGTATACCTTCCACATCATTATTAGCAAAGTTAGCAATAGGGCTACCTGATGCATCATGTGAGGGGGTTAGATCTGCAGCCTCTACAACCGCATACTGGATTGGTATTTCCTTTCCCTCACCAGCAGATACATTGCTTACCTTACCCATTCTATTTTCTGGGATAGGCGTATCAGCGACAACTACTGGAGCCCCGCTATCCAATGTATTGGAGATACTGACTTGGTTATAGTCAGGTTTTGCTGCTATTGCTTGCATCTGTTGGATAGATGGGACCTTAGCTTCCTGAGTTGGCTCAACTGGTGGCGTAGTCACTGGAGCCGCTTCTGGAGGAGTTACTGGAGCCACTTCTGGAGGAGCTTCTTTGGGTGCTTCTGGAATAACAGGCTCAGCTCCAGGAATAGGCGCTGCACCTTGTGGGCTCAGTGCGCCAGTAGCTGCACCAGCACCACCACCACCAATCATTGCCATTGCAGCTGCTGTTCCTAGGCCCTCTTTCAAGCTAGTCTCAGGGTTAACTTGCTGCATAGCTACATTCTGGGCAAACTTGCCGCCAACTTCTTCTGGGACTTCACCAATTATTTCACCAGTAGCAGTCTTAGCTGCTGATAACATCCTTCCAGCAGCGCCTTTGCTAGTACCCTTAATACCAGCAAAAGCCTCTTCCATCTTGCTAGCGCCTGGAAGCATTTGAGCAACTCTTGAGATAACTGCAGCAGTAGCACCAGTGGCTTGAGCGTATCCAAGAGCAACCCCATCTGCCTCCAGCTGGCTCATCCCCTCTTTTACTAGGTGGTCACTGATATCCTTGTATGTCTGCGCCCCAATATCAGCACCCTGTTGGACAGCTCCTGTGTAGATAGCTGCCCTTGTTCCAGCAGCTCCAGCACTCTTCAACGCTGCTTCCCTAGCTGCGCCTGTGAATAGCTCTTTGCCTGCCATAGTACTAGCAGAAAACGCTCTAGCAGCAAGAAAGCTGGGGAGTAATTGAGGTGCAGTCTCTGCCAAGAAATTAGTTAGCAGAGCTGGATTTGAAATGGTCTTCTGGAATGTAGTCTTGAACTCTTCCCACACGCCTTCTTGTGAGGCTATTTTCTCAGCTGCAGCGCGGTCTGCTCTAGCAGCCTTTAGCTGTGGAGACTCTAGATATGCGCCAGCTGTCTCTAATGCCTTAGCATTCTGAGTTAGAACTCCAGGCTTAAAGTCACCCGTAGCCAGCCCATAGAGCTGACCTGGTATCTGCCCAACCTTGCCAAGACCTGTAAGTACACCGGCACCTATATCTGTAGCTGCCTGTCCAATTGTTCTATCTGGCTGTGGCTCAACAGGTGCCGCAACTTGATTTCTGGTATAACGAGCAAGAAGTTCTGCCTTGGTTATATCCTCAGGGACACCAGTAACAACCGTCCCATCTGGCATCCTTACATCCATTGCAGCTCCTATTTAAGACTGCTAAAGTCTACTACAGAACCTGTAGGGGCAAATTGGGATTCATAAAGTTTTTTATTAGCAGTCAACTTTTCAGACTGATCATTGTAAATATTTCTATCTGAACTAATCAGTGAAGTTAAAGATGCTGAGGAATGTGTATCCCTCTTACCTTTATTTGCTGCTACAGCTAACCTTGCAATGAAATTAGCTTCTGCCGCTTCACCCTGTTCAATCTGACCAGTTACTGGATTCTTCCATCCATCTGCGCTTCTTATCTTCTCCAATATTACCCTATTGCGCTCTTCAGCAGTTGAGTCTGGACTGGCTTTCTTCATCTCTGCAATGGCCCACTCATTTGCCAGCTTTGAATCATGCTTCTTCAGGTCAACGTATGCATCAAAGTATCCCTTTTGCAGCGTGTTATCAGCAGCTGTTTGAGCGTTCTCTGCATTCATCTTCCTATCTTTGCTGGCCTGAACCTTCTCCATCATATCACTTGAGTGGTTATGCTTGAGCTGCTGCTCAGCCGCCTTTAATGCTTGGGAAGCTTTGTTGTACTCACGTTCTTGCGCCTTAATTTCCCTGTTCGCACCTTGAATAGAAAGAAGTGCTTGCTGCGCTCCTTCACTAGCAGCCGCCCATTCAAATCCCTTTCTAGCGCCCATTAGCTTTACGCCAAATAACATCAATCCCTCACCCAAAGCAACATCCTTCTCTTTAGATAGGGATGCCTTCTGCTTGGCGTTCTCTTCTTGCTGCTGTGCAAAGAAGTTAGGATCAACCCCAGCCATTTCATCAGCTATTTTCCTTTTTGCAGTAATATCAGCCAGCGTTTCCTCTTGTGGAATTTGAAGAGGCTGCTGAGGTACTGGGCCAAAAGGAAGCCTAGAGGCATACCCTGGGACTCTGGATCCACCCTGCATTGATCCTGGTGCCTGAAGCATTGACTGTGGCCCAGGCACAAGACTTCCATCTTCACCACTAAACGCAACTATCCCGCCACCCGCCATCTCTGGGATGTTTGACTGCAGACCTGCTAGACCTGAAGGTGCATGATATCCGCCATGATTCAAGTGCATTAACCCACCTTCAGCAGCAGCCATTGGTGGTTGCTGTGGTGGCATCTCTTGAGGTGGGGCTGGAGGCTGTTCTTGAGGGGGGGGCATCCCTTGTGGCGGCCCCTGTGGTGGGGGTGGGGGTGCACCACCTGGAAGATCAGGGTTAATATCATGGGCCACATCTTGAATAGGTGGCTTATTTGCAGTAGCTGCAATCCTATCTATCATGGCACCAGCCATAGTTGCATCTTCCAGACTCATCTCCTGGTTCTGAACTAGAGCTGCCATCTGCTGCTTACTATACTTGGTGGCGTATTCCCTTACCTTATCCATCTCACCATTAAGAGTTTTTAAACTCATTATCTTCCCCTGCTTAGGTTATATAAGCTTAGCCCTGTTAAGCCGCCATTTGCCCAGTATCCAGCCTTTGAGCCACCTATAGCTGCCGCTCCAACACCTGCCAACTGTCCAGCCATTGAGGGTGGTGGTGCGTATATTGCTTGCGTAGTTTGGGTAGGTGCGCTCTTGAGCATTTCATTTAACCAAGCAGCCTGCTGGTATGGGTGCTGCTGCTGTTGCAAGTAGTTATTATAGTCTGTTGATAGTTTTTGCTGATTAAGTGCCTGACGCTCTGCTCCAGCCGCAGCTTGACCAGTGATTATATTTTGTTGTTGCCCAAACTCTGCCTGACCTAAGCTACCTAATTGTGCCGCCGCCCCTAGAGCCTGCTGATTTGCTGCCTGCATAAAGCCTGAACCATACTGTCTTGACTGCTCATTAGCCTGTTGTGCTGCTAGTGCAGTTTGCTGGTTAGCCTGTTGTGCAGCTAGGCTTTGTCCCGCTCCCAACTGCTGAACTCCTAACATTGCTGTCAGATTCTGCTGCCCTGTAGCAAGACCTGTAGATTGATTAGATTGTCCTGCAGCTAGCCTCCTTGCCTGATCAGCATTGTATTGAGACATTGCCTGCTCAAAAGCAGTTTGGTTTCCTGTAGCCTGTATTTGCTGTAGGTTGAGAGCATTATTACGGTTCTGCTCTGCCTGCATAATAGCTTGTCTAGACCCACCAAATGCACCTTGCTGCGTTGCTTGGCCCTGTATTGCGGCCTGCTGCATGTTTGATTGTCTTTGAGCTTGATACTTTTGATTATCAATAACCTGCTGCTGATACGGAGACATGTACTGACTAGCTGTTCCAGGATCAGTAAATTGCCCAGTAGTGACATTAGCTGGACCAGTCATTTGATAGTTCTGCAGATTTGGCGCACTTACCTGCTGACCAGCATAATTCATTGGATCATACTGGGTATTCATGGCATTAAGAGCTGCCATCCCAGTTAATTGCTGAGCCTGCTCCAGACCTTGAGATGTTCTAAGATTAGCCGCCCCCTGCTGCGCTTGCAGCTGCAGAGCGTCTGGACCCGCTACTTGCTGACCCGTATACTGCTGATATGGGGTACTAGCTAGGGTGACAGCCCTATTGAGAACCTCTTTTGCTACGGGTGCCGCATCTGGTCCGTAGCTAAGATTTGTCTGAGTTGCACTTGATACAGTATTGTGCAGACTCATCCGCTTGCCAACTGGTTTAAAAGCTTCTAGCGGTAACTCATAAAACTCAAAGTTGATATGACTCATGTCTTACTCCATTGATTAAGCTGGCAAGTACTTATCTGCTCTACTATTAACCGCTATCTTGCGCTTTCCTATTGTCTTCCTACGCGCCTTCTGAATTCTATCCATCATTGCATAAAGCCTTCTAGCCCCCGCATCAGTAGATCCATTACCTAGCTCTGACACTATTCTTGCTGGAATAACAAACTCACCGTCTGCTAATCTGGCAGGCTGTCTATTACCTATCTGCGCTGGAATGGAATCAGATACTCCATCTCCAGGACCCCTTAAAAGTCTTCCGCCATCAGAGTATCCGCCAAGATTATACCGTCCATTGATAGAGGACAGACCACCTTGTGCAAACTGTGGAGATCCTGCACTGTAGGGGCTTGTAGGATCTGCTGATTGCGGAACAAATGAACCTAATCCTTGAGCTTCAGCCCTAGCAGCCAGATCTTTCTTCATTTGTAGTGCAGCCAACTGTGCCGCAACAGGATCAGATTTTGTAACCGTAGATGCTGGAGGAGCTACCAGTGGCGAAATTGGTTGAACAGATACTGGGGCTGAAAAGTTAAATTTAGATGGAGCTGATAATTTATTCCCTACTTGTGTATTTATTGCTGTGTTAAGAGCGGCTAATCCAGCTGACTGGGCGGCTTGCGGCTGAGCTCCCCGTACAGATGCAATTCCTTTATTGTCATAAGTTAGCGCAGGAACAAATGACTTTGTTAAATTGTCTGAATATTCAGGGCCACCCTGTAGTGAAGCTTTTAGCTCAGGTACACTTGGCGCTGCAGCCTTTGCTGATGCCAACTCAGCCGCAGTAGGTGGCCTTCCAAGTATATCTTGGTAGGTAGATGCTACCGCCACTGGCGTAGCTACAACTCTTGAACCTGCAGCTGGTGCAGCACTGGTGGATTGGGTAGTTAAATAGCCCTGTATATCAGCAAGAGTTTTTGTCCCCGCCCCATAAGCAGTTACTTCTGCAGCCGTTGCAGGCCTGCCAAGTAAATTTTTGATTAAATAATTAACATCATTTGCGGTAGCTTTTGTGGTGGTATACGCTGGCAATGCCTTAATAACAGCAGCAACTGAACTGGGAGATGTGGTGGTAGCTGTTGCGGCAGTGAGTTCTGCTGCAGTTGGATCTCTACCAAGCAATTGCTGGTATAGAGATTTTGCATATGCTGGAGTAACAATGCCCTGTGAAGTGCTTAAATTGGTGGTTGTTGGAACATCAGGAACTTGATTGCCAAACTTTCCTGTGGTTGCGTTATAACTACTATATTGTGGCACATAGCTCATAGCTTACTCCTTAGTATGGCTGCATGGCATTGCCATACATTCCACTTAAATTACGCAGCATTTCACCGGCCTGCCCACCTGCAGCAAACTTCTCTGCTCCAGTATATGCATCTATATTTGAATCACCTTGTGGCCTAATAACATCTTCCGCAATTGGGCGTGAGCCTGACTGTGCATATGTGGGAGACATTTGATTTGCCATTGGGTATCCTGTGTTAGCTCCTACAGTATTTAAAGCTGACATATTCTCTACTGGTCCACCATCAGCAAGGCCCATTAATCCGCCAGCTTTAGCAAGAACATTTTCACCTTCAAATACATTGCCGCCTGTAGGGTCACCAAAATATCTACGCTCTTCTGTACTTGATGGAGCCCTAAAGGATGGATCTCCATATACGCGATTAACTGTCCAGTTTGGATCAAATGATGGAATGTCTGGGTTCATCATCTCTTCCATACTTTTAGAGGCTCCAGCTTGTTGAGCCTGATCTTCGCCCCCCATTGCGCCCATAGCCAGCGTAGTTCCTGCGGTTATTGCTGGGATACTATATGCAGACCAGAATGATTCTCTAGCCTTATCTGCCTCAGCTCCACTTTTAAGTAGGTTGCCTGCGCCACTCATCAATTCTTTTCCACCAGACACAGCTGTGTCAAATGCTCCAGTTGCGGCATTTGCAGCCCTTGTGCCAAAGCTAGCTCCAGCACCAGAAACAGCACCAGTGCCAGCACTAGGACCAAATATAGCGGCCTCTCCTGGAGTCATAGGCATTGTGCGGGTCAGCGCCTGTCCTGGCGCAGCCGATCCAGACTGTGTAAAGCCTCTGCTCAAAGACCCAGCCTCTGCCTCTGCTGCTGCTGCCCTAGCGCCTGTCATCTCTGCTGAAGTGGCGGCACCCATTAGTCCCTTGCCAATGCTTCCACCAGCCCACGCTCCAAGGCCAGCTGTCAATCCCTCAGTGATACTTCCTGAGGATATTGCGGTTGCCCCTCCAATTATAGCACCAGCCTGCCAAGGCTTAATGGCCCCACGAGTTACCACTGTTAATGCAAGTCCTCCTAGAGTTTGACCTACTGGTCCTGTAAAGAAGTCACCTACTTTGCTAAAAAAGCCTGCCTCTACTAGCCCTGTGTGTGGGTTTATAGTTAATGATCCGCCTTGTGCAACAGCTAGCGCCTGTAGACCGCTGATCTCATCCCTTGCCATATGGACAAGCTCAGTGTCAGGCCCTCTTCCTTCTGATGCCAAATTCCTAGCTAGCGCATGCAGACTCATTTTATACTCCCAATTGGAATTTTCATAATAATATCATGCTGGTAGAGAAGATACAAAGTTCATAGAAGCTATTACTGATGGAGTAGCTGGACGGACTGGAGATACTGCAGGACCAGTGTATCCAAGATAAGTATCTGTGCTGGCTGTATGCCACATTATCTCTACTGAATCAGCAGCCCTAATCTCTATAATGAAACTGAATGCCGCCACAAGTTGCCCATTTGGCGGAACAGTAAATATACAATTACTGTTTGATATATTGGCTTCATTTTTTCTGAACCATACATCAACATCTACTGTAGATGCAGATGCGTTAACAAACTGCGCTGCTAGCTGAACATTATATATTCCAGGAAACTCAGCTCTTATTTGAGAAGGAAGGCTCCCAGTCATTTGGACTGTACCTACCAAAGGACTTGGAATCAACTGAGATATATTTACTGTATATGTCCCAATCCCACCAGTGCCTGATATAAATGATAATATCCTTGTTCCAGCAGCAATCCCTGTACCAGTAAGCTCCATACCAAGATAAATTACATCTCCCGGTATTATTACAGTAACCGTTAATGTGGTGCCTGCTGATGCCGCCCCATTAGTTATGGTTGCAGCAAAAGAGGCTATTCTGTTTCCAATTGATATGCCAGAAAAAGATACAGACGTATTTAGCCTCATTGCATATGCGGAGGTATCAGATCCAGCCACTTGGTTTGTTGTATCTAAGTATTCCCCATATGGAAACCCAAGAAATCTCCCACCTACATTTGCTGCAAGCGTCTGAGTTACGCTATCAATCTGATTAAAATACAGTCTAAGGATATTATTTAACTGATCTTGATACTGACGGCTATACAACACAGGTCCCAGTGGGAGCACTGCAGCTTTAGATGGTAGTAACTTATTTGCTGTTGCCACTACCTTCTCCCATCTGATCTGATATCAATTCTAGGAACCCCTAGCTGCCACTGCGTTCCTAGTGTGTCAGACCCTACCTTTAAAGCCATCTGCCTTCCACGCAATCTTGTATAAACAATCTGTGTAAATTCTTGAACCGTGTAGTTCCTTTGCGTTGCATAAGACTGTGCTGACTCTACAGTTGGCGTATCAGCTGCGCCATAGGGCGCACCTGGGTTCTGCCTTGGTCTTACACTTAGAGTTACTTCAGGCTTGTTAGGAGCTGGAGTAGTAGATCCATCAAAGGTCAGATCTGGGATAATTCTCCACACAAATCCATAATTATGACCATCACCAATATCAAAGTCTGATGACTGAATAAATGAATCTATAGGCTCTATTACCTCTTCTACCTCTTGTGCATCTGTCCCAAGTTCATGGTACACAAGCGTGTTAGCGTAGGTTGCTGCTATTGGATAGTCTCTTATGGCGCTGTCTAGCCATGCTGTTCTAGCCATTGTGCCGTAATACCAGACCTTATCCAGATAGTTGTAGATCACATACTTATCAATAGTATCTGAGTCTGCTGAGCAGTAGAACCACCATACCTCACTGTAGCCCTCATTTGTTCCAGAGAAAAACTTAGTTGCCTGAGTGCTATTTATATTCCCAAATACATACTGTCTGACAGAGCAAGGTAGAGTCTCAACGCGACCTGTATAGCAGTAGAACTTGTCCTTACCCATCCAGTAAACAATATCACTGGCAGTAGATACTGTGTTTGGACCTATTATGGAAATGTTATAGGACAGAATATTAAAGCCCCACACATATGGTGGCCCAATATACTGCATAGAGTAGGCTGCTGAATCGGTCAGGATGAAGATTTCTTGCCGCGTCTGAATGGCTGTAACTATTCCAGATCCACTGCTTAACAAGTAGCTTCCAGCCTGATTAGTAATTGTTGAGGTCCAAGTCTTATAGTCTTCTTGATCAGACCATCTAACCAGCATTCTGCTCTGCTCTGTAGAGCCATAATCATTGCAGCCAAGTGCAATAACAAATCTAGATTGATCTGATATCAACATTTGAGTTGTTATTGATGGGCAATTTTCATCTGTTTGGTAGACATCAGTCCCATATACAGTTACCCCGCTTGCATGTGTGGTTGCAGCTGTTGGGCTGATCCCTCTAATGCATCCAGTAAAATCAGTAGCAGTTGTAGCGGTATAACTTATTAGCTCTTGCTCAATCCTAATAGTTCCTGATGCAGGGAATCCTGTGGTGCTTAGCACTGTAATTGTTAAATCTGTAGAACTAAGAGTCTCATTAAGGGTATTGTATGGGCCGCTGGTTGGGGATAATAAAACACCCCTAGTGAAGAATGTAGAAATTACTCCCTGGTTATCATACTCAGGTATCCACAGGTATATCCCATAGTTACGAGGACTAAACATTAGGTAATCACCAAAATTGTCTCCAGTCCACAATCTAAGCGAAGTTCCGCTTGCGCCAATTGAAGTGCCCCAAGATGTAAAGGCATTAGCCAGAATAACGGGGGCAACGGTTAAATGTGATACAGCATTTGTGCCACTATATCCACGAACACACCCTGTAAATGTATTGCCAGCAATTGCCGCATACTGAATTAGCTCTTCATCTATTAGTATTATCTGCTGGGCCGCTGCTGGAAATCCAGTAACACTACTTACAGCTATAGTGGTAACACTAGAATTGATTGCTCCATTCAGAACTGTAGACGGCTGATTATTTACATAACCACCCCAAAGCCCAGCGCCCCAACCTACAGTGCTATCTACATTAGTAATGCCAATATTTAGCTGAAATTGACCATAAGTAGAAGGGCCCCCATCCCCGGTATCGCTTGCATTTGCGGTTACTAATAAAACTATCCCAAATGTATTTGATGAGTAGTAAATAATCTCATATTCTTGATTTAATATTGCCGCAGTTACATTCCCACCAAGTGATGCTGCATCATAAAAAGTTACAAAGTCACCAGTAACGGCACCATGATTGGCGCAATTGACAAGGATAGTGTCAGAGCCATCTGTTGCTGCAAAAGTTACATCACCTGCTGCGGTTGTAAGTCTAATGGGCGTTATATCATAGTAAATTCCGCCATTTTCAATGTAGTATTTTGAGTTTGTACCTACAGACAAAAGATCATAACCCTTCAATGTGACATAGTTCCACATATTGGTTGCTAGACCTATATACGTTCTTGGACTCAATATCTGCCAGCCACCTATCTTCTGTGGATAACCTGATCTAAACCTAATCTTGTCACAATCAAACCAGCCACCTTCATTAGATAAGGTTGTCCCCTCCCTATTTACTCCTGGCCGTAGCTCTAGTCTCTGAAGTGGCATTAGATTAACTCTCTGCTAAATAAAGGGGTGACTGTTCTTTGTAGGTAAGTTGAAGAGGGACCTCTTTTCCACCCAATAAAAATGTTTCTTTAGGTACAATTCCAATTGCTATTAATGCTTTAAGTGTTTGTGGATTACTCATGGCATTAAGTAACTTAGCTGGGCTAGGTCTACCATAGGCAATTATCTCAGACTGTAGCTCACGCCCAACAGTAACTGTAAATTCATAGTTAGCATTAGCTTCAAACATCATATCATCTGTGTAACCAGCAATACGGGTTGGCTCTAGCTCTACATATAATTCTGCCATTAGCTTTTCTAGAACTTTAATCTCATTACGGTTTAACTCAAAGGCATGCTTCTGATCATCATGGAAAGACTCTGCTTCAAGGATATCTGCCTGTAAGTTCAGAATAATATGCGGCAATCCCCCATTATTTTTAAGATGGTCCAGCTCAGAAAGTTTTGATTGGTATTTTAGCTCTGCACATTTCTCTAAGGCTGCCGCACGTTTACGTCCATTCATAAATCCTTGGAGCGTCTTTAGCTTCTCCCAAGGAGTACTACCAATTACTTGGTAGCGGTAGTTAAACTCTGAATTTAAGTTAGATGCCATAATTAGCTGCCATAACTAGCAGCACCAGCACCATATCTAGCAGTACCAACACCAGTAACATTATTACCAACAACACCTGTATTACTTACTAGGTTAGTCATTGATAAAAAGGCACCATCATAACCATATCCAAAGATTGCCTTATCAGTACCATATCCAGCAGCAGCAATATATCGTCTAGCAGTACCAACACCAGTAACATCAGTACCAACAACACCAGTATTACTCACTAGGTTAGTCATTGATACGTTGAAGACATCATAAAAACCATATCCAAAGATTGCCTTGTCTTTGCCATATCCAGCAGCAGCAAGTCCATATCTAGCAGTACCAACACCAGTAACATCATTACCAACAACACCAGTATTTGATACTAAGTTAGTCATTGCTGCATTGCCACCATCAAAACCATATCCAAAGATTGCCTTATCAGTACCATATCCAGCAGCAGCAAGTGCATATCTAGCAGTACCAACACCAGTAACATTATTACCAACAACACCTGTATTACTTACTAGGTTAGTCAATGATACATTGACACCAGTAAGACCATACCCAAAGATTGCCTTATCTAGCCCATAACCAGCAGCAGCAAGATAATATCTAGCAGTACCAACACCAGTAACATCAGTACCAACAACACCAGTATTTGATACTAGGTTAGTCATTGATAAAGTATTGGTACCATCATAACCATACCCAAAGATTGCCTTGTCTTTGCCATAACCAGCAGCAGCAAGTGTTTGTCTGGCAGTACCAACACCAGCAACATCAGCACCAACAACACCAGTATTTGATACTAAGTTAGTTGTTGATACGGGACCACCATTAGTACCATAACTAAAAATTGCCCTTATGTCTGCAAAAATTCTAAAGTTTGCATACACTGACTGCAGAATTCCTGTCATGTTAAGTTAGTCCCTGAGATTAGCCAAGTTGTACTAGTCATTTTGATTGCTGTTGCAGAACCATAAAGAGCTAGTGATCTGCTTCCTGTAGTTCCTGCGCCAGATAAATACATTGTATCGGAAGTAATAGCAATTGTAACAACTTGCGTAGTCATATTAATAAAAGTAATAGCAGTTCCTATTATATAAGGCACATTGGCATTAGAGTCTATAGTAAATGTTCTAATGGTTGCATCTGTTGATGGGTGGAATATCACCTTGCCTGAATCTGCCAATACTGTTGTATATGCGGCAGATTGGGAATTAAACGGCACGTTTCTGAACCCAACTAAATTAGTACCATCCACTGTACAGTTAGACATTACACCAGAATTAGGTGTTCCTAGTAGTGGAGTAATTAAAGTTGGAGATGTATCTACTACAAACTTGCTTCCCGTTCCTGTCTGAGAAGCAATACTGGTAGCATTTCCAACTGAGGTTATAACACCTGTTAGGTTAGCATTAGTGATTACTGTGGCTGCATTACCTACAGAGGTTACGCCGCCTGTAAGATTTGCGTTGGTAATCACGGTGGCTGCATTACCTACAGAGGTTACGCCGCCTGTAAGATTTGCGTTGGTAATCACGGTGGCTGCATTACCTACACTTGTCACCCCGCCTGTAAGATTTGCATTGGTGGTAACAGTTCCAGCAGTAAATGAGGCTGCGGTCCCAGTTATGTTTGTTCCGATCAGTGCAGAAGGAGTGCCAAGATCAGGTGTAACAAGAGTTGGGGAATTACTTAAAACAACATTAGTAGTTCCTGTTGAAGTAGTTACTCCTGTTCCACCTGATAATACTGGCAATGGAGAAGCTAGAGTAAAAGAGGCGGCAGACAAAGCTCCATCTACTGTCAGATCTCCTGTTATCCTTGCATCATCATTAATACAGGTAAGTGCTGAGTAGAAGTCTAGTCCATTACACGCTACAATTGATGACTCCCCTGCTGGGACTATTATCACAGCTCCAGTGGCAGTCTTTATCTGTATTGGATATCCGCCAGTAGTGTCATTTCTGATGATATATTGCTTGCTAACTGATGGCGCAACAATGTCACAGGTTCCTGTTAGGGTTCCTGTAAACCTAAGAACTGCTGCCCGTGCCTCATCTGTTATCCCATCATATGCAGTTAGGGTATAAGTAGACAAACCAGTTATATTTTTGTTTATCCCACCAGCAATGGCTTGTTCAATTAGAGTTCCAATATTCTTATTAGTAGTAAAGCCCCAAGCTCCTTGCTGTTCCCCTGTTCCTATGAGTTCTAATCTTAGGTCTGTTGAATAAGTTGATGCCATGTTAACTCCGTAATTTATTATGTAACAATACTAATAGGTACTTCCTGTTACCAAAGTTACTTTCAACCAACTTCCTGCCTGTGGAGTTGCGGTCCCCAAGCTCTGCGTCAGATTCAATGTATAGTTAACCGCGCCAGTTGTTCTAATATTTAATTTAATCTTAGCTAGATGATACACATTAAGGGTCAAGCTTCCTGTTGCAACTAAAGCCATAGTTGTTACTGTTCTTTGTGTTGCCTCTGTTGTAAGCATAGCACCAGTAATCAATGCAGCATTAAATCCTGTAATTGGCGTAATCTCAAGAGTTGTGTGCATTAACTCTGCTGCTGCAGTAAGAGTGTGCGTCCAAATAGCTGTACCCGCAGCACCCTTCAAGAAGTAACAGAACGCCTCTATAAAGTAATTAGAACTTGCTAACAAAGGTATTGTTGATGCACTGGTAAAAAATGGAGCGATGGTAGGACCAATAGCAGCGCCAGCCGCACTCAATACATACTGTGGGGAGGAATTTATTACCCCTCTTTTCCCAGCACTATTCTGCGTAAAGTATAAATTTGTTCCATCATACTCAGCAGCACCAGATACTATTGTTGATAAGTTCGTGCCAGCAGTAAACCGTTGTGGTGCTACGGAAGCTGTACCTGCTAAAGAGAAGTACTGGGGAGATGTAACAGATCCTAAAAATGTGGCAGCCCCAGTGTTCATATTAACTTGAAGACAGTTACTAGGTGCAGACCAGCCGCCAAGACGGAATATATTATCCGCCCCAAGACCCATATTTGTTCCAAAAGACCCTGTCCTATGAAACGACATTGATGCTACTGTTGTAGCTCCACCATTGTTTCTGCAAGAAAGCGCACCCAAATCATTGGCTGTATTTACGTCCGTTGCGGTGCTTGGCTGACCTGTAATTAAACCAGACATGGTAATAGTCGTTGCAGTTGCTGCGCCTAATGCTGGAGTGATGAGAGTAGGAGAAGTATTTACAACAAACGTAGACCCAGACCCCGTCTGAGAAGCAATGCTTGTAGCGTTACCTACAGAAGTTATTGGGCCAGTTAAATTCGCGTTGGTAGTTACGTTACTCGCAGTGAAAGCAGTAGCAGTGCCAGTTATGTTAGTACCTACTAATGCACTTGGAGTGCCTAAATTTGGGGTTATCAATGCAGCATTAGTCTTTCTTACAAAGACTCCAGTACCTGTTCCTGTGTATTCAGCAGAGGTAGAGTGAAAATACTCTGTAGCAGACCCGCCCTGTAACCCAGCCAAGTCATTGTGTAGATTAGCCAGAGGCGTATTAACGTGGGTATTTCTATCTTCGCCATTGTAGGTTAGCGATATAGTCCTAGTGGCATCTGAAGTAACAAAGCCAAGAATACCCATCTTTGTTGCAGTAGTTACTACCGTTGATGGCTGAGTTGTAATTACACCAAAGTCAGTGTAGTTAGGGGATATAGATGTTATTTCTGGAGTAGTAATCCCAAATAGTTTCTTCCATACAGTACCAGCTACTGCTGACTCATTGGTATACCCACTAGGTGTGGTAATAGTTACTACCGTGTCAGAGGTTCTAGCTGTTATCTGATATAGACCTTGGGGGGTCTGTAAGTATGATGCAGTTGTATTCGTAGCAGAAGCATCTATCACCGAAGTAGCAAAGGGCGTTCCTGATGATGCTGTAGCTGTGCGGCTTGATCCTGTCCCTGTAGTAGTTACAGTGCCAACTACAAATGGAGTAGCTGTATATATCTGCCTAGTAATGGTTGTAACAGAGCTACTAGCAATGCTGTCTACGCCAGCCCATATTGTGAAGTCATATATCCCAGCATCAAATATAAGCCTATTCAGAGCAACAGTAATAAAGGCAGAGAAAAGCACTGTGTTACTAACTGCCGTACCTGTAATGACCTGTTCTGCCGTTGTTACTGGGATGGATGCAAAGGTAAGAATGGCTACATCGCTGTTAGCTCCTGCCGCAGTTATGACTGGAGTAGCGTTATAAAATACAACCCCTGTGCCTGCTGATGCTGGGTTTGGCGCAACATTAACCCAAGCAGTGCCGTTATACCCAAGCAACTGGTTAACTGCTGGAGATGTTATATCTACCGTTGCCAGACTTGCTAGAGGCAGCCCAGTTATATATGGACCATTAAATGCCACTGCATCACCTGCGGCATCAAGGTTTACTGACTTCTCTGAAGGATAAGTTACAAATACATCCTTAATCCCAGCGGAAAAGACCAGTGCTGATGGTTCTGTGGCAGAGCTATTTGATAGAACTGTGGTTCTTGCTAGTGTAGTACCAGAAGCAGTATAGGTGCCAATACCAACTTCCCACTCATCTGTTCCTTGGTTAGCTATGCAGTAGTAGGTGGTATTTCCATTGCCAACAATAGCAAAGGACTGATACCCAGTGGAAGCACCTAAAAGGGTGACAGTGCCACCACCTGAAGTGGTTGTTGTTTCCTTAACTCTGTCAGCTAATGTGAGTGCCATATAGACCTATTATGATAGGGTTTTAATCAATTGCCAATCGCTTTCAGCTGCTGTATCTACGTTATCCCAAGTGGGCGGCTGGGAGTTATCTATGTTACCCCAATCAGTTGTTTCAAATGTATTTATTATCTCCCACAGCGGTCTGCCAATAATGGCATCTGATATGGAAACACCTTCACTAACAAATGGTACAAAGATGTCTGTTGAATTTTCTATAGCTGATGCTAGGCACCGCTCTCTGATTAGAACGCTAAAGTCTATTCTACTTGTTGATACCACCGTGCCCTTTGCTCTTTCCTGTACAGCAGCACCATAATCTATAAGTGAGGAATAAATATCACTTGCTGTCGCATCTTCAGCTATAACACTAGCCAGACCAAATACCGCTATCATTATTTCTGATACAGCAGCTCCCTCTAATATCAGGCACTCTGGCAAGCTAGCAGCTATGATAGTGTCACTAGCTAAGGCACCTTCTGCTATAAAGACCACATCATCAGAGGATACAAATACCTGATCTGAGATCTCTGCTGACTCCTCTATTACTGCATTAGGAGTTATATCCTGAGCAACAACTTCATCTGCGCCAGTTGTACTTTCTTCAATTAGGACTGGGTATATAACCCTACCTATAATTAGATCATCTACTGATATCAGCTCTTCTACAGAAGACCATACCACCACATTAGAGCTGATTGGATCAGAGCATAGCGCAGTCTCATAGTCATATGAATCAAATTGAGAGCCAGCAATAACCTCAACAGAAGCGGTAGCTTGCTCAATCACCAATCCATTGAGCATAGCTCCTACATTTGTTGCAAACGGTACTCCTGCAAACGGTGCAAATCCAAACACATTACGCTTCTGTCAGGGCGGTTTCCGTAAACCACCTGTTCTGCGTTACACCATTTTCATCTGTCCACTCTATTTGATAGAAGAATTCTCCATCTTCAGTCATGCGGAGAGCTTGTACTGGGCCTTGTGGAATAGTGGCAAGAACTTTAACAGCCTGCCCTTTAGTAAATTTAGTAGCCATTTGTCTCTCCTTATACTGCGTCTAAGGTAAATTGGTAAGTAACATTCAATGTATCACCAGCAACTACAGCGCGATCACCAGGGGATTGGAAGTCTGATGCTGAGAACAGAATGCCAGAAGATCCTGAAGCTACTGAAGCCAAGAATGCACCTGCAACTGTTCCGCCTGGGGCGGTAACAGCAAAGGCATTTGGGGCCAATACGTTGCTAATAACAGATGGATCAGCAAGAGTTGCCGCACCAAAAGTTACTGGCTTACGGTTTCCAGCGTAGTCTGTGTACTCAGTCCAGCCTGTATGCGAAGCTAAGGTATCTGCTGCAGCAATAGTTGTACCTGAACCGGGACCAGTAATCAGCCCAATGTACCATACGGCGCTATATGTAACGCCTGAGAAGTACTTGTCATTCATGTCCTTCAGACCTTGATTAACAACCAAGTTGGGATTCTTTTCTTCCCACTTTAGGTTGCCATCTTTGTCCAGACATTGAATTGTAAATCTGCCTGCAGCCAAAGCCCTAGAATCCAGCTCACCGCCAACATTTACGTTAGCCATTACTTTATCTACAGAGGTTGCTTTGTTAGTAATCACTTGAATCTCCTTTAAGTTATTCTGATAACAGCACTTGTGGCTGCGTTTGCTGGCAATACAATAACAAATGCCGGACTCATAGTCTTATCAGACCCAAAATCCAGTACAGCTATAGACTTGTTTCCCTGACTAGAATTATAAATCAAAGCGCCCCTAGCTGTGAGGGTTGCTGGACTCCATGTTGGATCATCAAAGTTAACATAGGCTACTCCATCAACAGCCTGCACAGTTACATTCAATAAGAGCTCCCCACCCGCTACATACCCAGTACCAGTAATCTCACTAACAGACGTATATACAGTTGTAGCCTCATCTAAGGATGCAAACGCGGTATATAAAGATATATACAATGAATCTGTGGTTAGATCATGCACACCATGCAGGATCTGATCCTTAAAGCTTGTTGTCAGTCCCTGATTTATCATGTGACCGACACCCTAACTTGCCCAGACCTATAAGCATCCTGTCTTTCCAGACCATCACCCAGACGTTTAAGCTGACCCATAGCTTCTCCATACTTAGCCTCCACATTTGCAATTAGATCCGGCTCACCCTTCATAAACAAATAGGCCTCTCTCAAAGCGCCATAAAGAAGAATAGGATCAAAGTTATCCCCTAGCCAAGTAGTCTCTGCTGTAACTATAGACTCAGGATAATAGTAGTAGTGCATCTCAACTTCATACTGTGCATCTGGTGTTGGGCCAAGTATAAAACTCAACTCATTGGTTATAACAGGAGGGTTAGTATTTGTAGTTGTTGACCCAAAGATTGCATAGTATTGGGGGATTCCAGTATCCGTTGGATCTGGAAATGCTGCCCTAATGAAGTTCACATCTTTATCTAATAGGTACTGATATGCGCCATCTGCGTCTATTACTGCCAGCGAATACACTGATAGGAAGTCACTTGGCGATGATAGATACTTATTATCAGTGGTAAGAGTACCAGTCTGGTTCTTACGCAGCGCAGGTATCTGCACAGTGTTATATACCCGCGTTTCAGTCTGATTAACAAACATAGGAATATAAGAGACAAACTCAGTCTCATAGTTCTCTGTGTAAGCTTGAATTGCGGCAGTTAGCTCTGTATAAGTAATTTATCTCACCTTGTCAGATTGCTCCTTGTCGATCGACAAGGAAGCTTTTAGCCCATTGGACCTCTGGAAGTTATGCCCTTAGTGGCGGCACCATACCCACGCATCTTGATTCCACTGGTCTTTGTATCATTCCTGCCAGGATCACCCATACTAACACGGGGCACTGCTTCGCGTGGACCCAATTCAGTGGCTTTGAGAAGGTTAGGATCTCTCATCTTCTTAGGGATGTAAGGACCACCAGACATTGTATGTGGCTTTGCATACTCAGATGCTGGGCCATTGGATTTAGCGCAACCGCATGCCTTAGCCATTATTTACCCTCCTGATACATAGCACGGGCTAGATTACGTCCATACTTCTTCATAGCTTCTGTAGTTACTCCACCCTTCTTACCCTTGGGGGCTTTAACGCAGACCTTGCCATTTGTTGGTACTGTCTTGGTATTTTCCATTTCATGCTCCTATGTATTTTGAACTGTTACATTGCTGACAACTCCAGGTGCAACTAAATAATTTGGCGTTAACCTATTATCATTATCTCTTGCTCCGCCTACTGGCCCCCAGCCCCATTGGAATACTCTACTGCCACCCTCTGGTGTACCGTCTGATTGGGGCGTTGGATTCGGATTAAGAATCAACTGCAGCCCACTAAAGCCTGACTGGTAATAACTTACATCTGGCCTTGGCTCTCTTACTGCCTGTGGATCATTTACAGGATACATACCTAGTGACAACTGAGGCTGATCTGGTTCCCAGCAGTTCTTACATACCTTAATATTGGTAATCTTTGTCTTGATAGTTAGGCGCTTTAGTTCTTTAAGCATATACCTAAAGCCACACCTATCACACTCAGCAATACTATTCTTGGCTGATGCATACTTAGATGCCATGATTCTACCTGTAAGAGATCATGCGCGGTACAAACCGCAGTGGAGCCTTCTCTCTATCCTCTTCAGCTGCTAACTGCCAAGCCTCATCATACTGTGCTTTAAGCATTGGCACACGGTCAATTGCATTGGGCAACTTAATAGCTAACATGTATGCCAGCCCAGAAACAATGGCGTTCTGGAACCTAAAAGGAATTCCTTCTACATTAGCACCATTACCTGCATCTGGCATTCTTACTAGCCGCCAGTAAACAAAGTAATAATAAGGAGCTGCTAAGGTCCCCTGACTAGGCGCAGGCCAGATATTGATCTGTGGATTCTGTTGCTCAGCTCCAAGCAAATTTGTGGTCTGCCCAGATCTGCGGTTTATCCACACCTGGATAGGGCGGCCTTGCGTTAGCTTATTAGGAATAGTGGCGTATGTAGATACACTAATCCTATTAATATTCAAATCTGTCTGGTTGTTCATAATTCCAGGATTAGTCCTGATTACATGCTCAACCAAATCTATAGTGTTATCTGGGAGGTCATATACATATACGCCCTGCTCCAATGGGATTGTTCCCTGCTCTATAGTCCACAGGTTTATCCCACGATTAGCCCACTCAGTTAGCAAGAAGTTAAGACTTCTCCTAGCTGTTCTAAAGTCATATCCACTACGCAGCTCAAGGCCGCATCTCTCAAAGGCTTCTTCTATAAGCTCATTGAGGGCTGGATTGAATGTTGATGTGGCTACTGTATATGGCATTTAACATTTCCATTTTTTTAGACTTTTGTTAATGCGGCTATCTGGATCATTTGCCGTCTTAGCAGAAGTTAGCTTCTTCTTCATTCCTGACATCCTAGCGCAGAATGACTTCTTACGGCTACCGCCTTCTGGCTGCGGGGCCTTTAGCCCTGGCTTTCCTGGGTTAGCCTTATTGTAAGAGGCCCTACCCTTAGCGTTTAAGCCGCCACTCTCAGACTTGCCTTCCTTGCGCTGCCACGCTTCAGTCTTAGCCATTATCTGTACCTTGCTGTTTTCTTTGCAATAGTCTTGGGCTGTGCTACAAACTGCTTACCTGCTGCCTTGCCTGCACGTTTTGCACGGGTAGTAGCTGCATACTCTGCTGGGCTTAAAGCCTTTATTGCTGCTTCTGGTAAATAACGCTCTCCTGTTTTAGAGGAGGGCTTCCCTGACTTGGTGCTCCATTTCTGATCACCCCAATCTTTCAGTGATTTCTGTGGGGCTTTCAATCTTTATAGCCTCCACCTGCAGCCTTATATTTCTTGGCTACAAGTTGAGCCTTTCTAGCTGACCATTCCCCAGCGCCAGTACCCTGAGTTGCAGCTGCTTTTACCTGAGCCACAATCTTCTTGCGTAGAGTAGGCTTTGTGTAATTACCGGCAGCATTAACTTTGGTTTTAGCCATTACTTACCCATCTTCTCGCCAGAACCTGATGCTATGCGCTTACGCTTAGCATGCATGTTAGCAAATAACCCAACCCTGCCGCCCTTCTTATAGAGCGTAACAGGCAAGTTTCCATCACGCTTCTTGATCTTCTTGATCTTAGCAGGGCTGATATCACCCATGCCGCGTGAGGCCATCATATGATACGTCCACCACTCTTCATTTTTTTACTACCAGTCATCTTGATTTGAGCGGCTTGGGTACGACCTTTCTTCTGGATTGTGTGCTCACCATGAGGCTTATTCCCACCAGATACTACCTTGCCCATTTTAGATGCGCGAACAACTCCACCTTCCTTATAAGCTTTGTTCACTGCTGGCTGACCTGGAACCATTGCAGCCATCTTATCACTTATTGGAATACGGCGTGATGATGTGGGGCGGTTAATTGGTATCTTAATCTTTACAAGAGTCTTTCCACCTAATCTCATTCCCTTGGGCTCAGCTGCCTCAGCCTTAGCATAAGCCTGAGGAGACATCTTGCCAGAGCGCAGCTTGTTACCAATCTGCATAGCATTCTCTTCTTTATGCCCTTCAGACTTCTCACCCCTTGCAAACTGAGCAGGCGTTAGGCGCTTCTTAGCAACAGCCTTACCTTCAGCTAACTCTTCTTTAAATGTCTCTTTGCCTTTGAATAGTTTACTAGCCATCTCACCACCTCTATTTGCTCTACGGGCTTCGCTAAGTGCTATAGCTATTCCCTGTTTAGGGTTAGTCACCTTCTGCCCTGATGAGGACTTCAGTGACCCAGTTTTAAACTCATGCATTACTACACCAACTTTAGACTTCTTCAAATTATTTTCCCGCGTGTCTTACCCTTCCTAGCAATGCCATCACCCCTGCTAGATGCTGAACCGCCTTTAGCCATCTTAACAGGTGCAGTAGCTGGCGCTCTAGACACAGCAGCTTGAATAATATTCCGAATACTTTGCTTAGGTGGGGTGAAAGGCATAGGCTTAGGCGGCAATACTGGAGCCTTAGCTGCTGCTGCCGCCTTAGCTGCTGCTGCTACCTTAGCTGCTGCATCCTGCTGTGCTTTTAATTTGGCTGCTTCCGCTGCCTTAGCTGCTGCCGCTTGCTGCGCCTTAGCTGCTGCCGCTTGCTGCGCCTTAGCTGCTGCCGCTTGCTGCGCCTTAGCTGCTGCCGCTTTGGCTGCCGCTTCCTGTGCCGCACGTTGTATAGCGCCAAACATGCCTCCAGGATTAATACCCCCCTTTACACCACCTTTCAGTGCATCCAATGCAGGCCCCTTTGTTGGTAGCTTTGACATTAAAGTTGAAAACATGCTCATTATACAATCCTCCCTTTAGTTTTACCGCGCTGAGCGATACCATCACCGCGCCTAGATGCTACAGAAACTTTAGGTGCTGATACTTTACCACCTTTAGCCATCTTAACAATCCCACCTTTAGCCATTCTGATTACACCACCTCTAGCTTTTGATGCATTGTTTCCAAGAGCGGCAAGTCCTGCACCACCTGTTGTATTTGCCTGAGCACCCAATGATGGAGCTGCTTGAGATCCACCACCCCATGCAGGAGCAGATGACTGCTGAGTAAGGTTAGAACCCTGAGGCTGTTGTGATCCACCGCCCCGTTGTTGCTGAGCGTAAGGCTGCTGTGATCCACCTTGCGTACTATTTGGAGGCTGTCTCAACCCATCTGCAGCCCCCTGCCTCATCCATGATGGATCTTGTTGAGGCATATCATTGCCCTGACCTGGATAAGGGCGCAAAGCTGGCATAGATTGCTGAGAGGTGTCGGAGAGCCGCCGCTGAGCCCCGGCACTTTGCTGCGGAGCCATTTCCTGCATTGGTGCCCGCAACTGCTGCGTAGGATTCAGCGCTTGCTTAGGTGCGATTGGGGCTGGAGCTGCCTTAACAGGTGCCTTAACAGGAGTAGGTGCAGCCTTAACAGGAGCAGGTGCAGCCTTAACAGGTGCTTTAACAGGAACAGGTGCAGCCTTAACAGGGGCTGGAGCTGCCTTAACAGGTGCTTTAGCTACTGGTTTTGGTTTAGCCATTATACAAATCTCCCTTTAGTCTTGCCTTTTTGAGCAATTCCATCTGCCCTCTTAGATGCTTGGCTGCGCTTAACCTTGCCACCCTTCTTCCATGAAGGACCGCCCAGTGGACCACCTGCTACAGGAGGGCGTGGAGCTTGTGGGGCTCCAGTAGCTTGTGGAGCTTGTGCCTGCATGTATGGGTTAATCTTAGGCGCATTCTGATAAGCAGCTGCCTTAGCTGCATTATTAGTATCCATGTAGTTTCTATATCTAGCTGCATTATTAATCATTATTTCATCCCCGCCCTAGTTTTGCCTCTAATAGCAGCTCCATCACCGCGCCTAGATGCCATAGTAACTCCACCACGCTTCATTCCATACAGATCATTTACGTTGCCAAAATCAGAGTCATCAGCACTAAACATCTTCAATCTTTTTCTTTTTGGGGCGGCTGCAGCATTTGCATACATAGCTATAGGTGTAGCTATCTTTGGTACATTTATTTCAGATCTGCGAATACTCCTAGATGCCCTATCCCCTGAAGATGTGTGGATTGCCTTAAATTTACTTCTAGATTTTAAATTTGCCGACCCACTCTCAGATATTTTTACCCTTTTATCTGCTTCGTACTTTTCCTTATCTGCTTCGTACTTTTCCTTAGCCGCCTTATTTGCAGCCTCAATCTTTTCATTTTCTTTTTTTATGGCTGCCTGCTTAGCAGCCCATGCCTCACATGACATCTTGTAAGCAGTCTGACAATTAAACTGCCTTACCTCTTCTCTCTTAGCCGCCTCACAGGCAGAATTACAGCCTGTAACAAGACTCGTAAACCAGCCCATTACACCATCCGTCCTTTAGTCTTGCCGCGCTGAGCTATTCCATCTCCTCTGCGTGAGGCTGATGACCTTACAGATCCACCCTTAGCCATCTTAACAGTGCCGCCCTTAGCTTTCTTCATGCCAGCATTTTCTTTGGCTCTGATCTTTGCATCTTCAGCATTTTGCAGTGATTCGCGCTCTCCAGTAGATAGCTCCCTGCGGTACTTACCACCCTCTATATCTTTGCGCTTGCTAATGGAATCACCCATTAAGCTAAATGCCTCACTATTATCACCCTTATCCATAGCTGCTCTACGCTTATCTATAGCTAGATCACGCATTGTTTCTTTGTAATCACGCCTTCCAAGCGGAGCTGTATCTGAAGCCTTGTCCAGCTTAGCCATTTCTGTTTTCAGCATACTATTACCAACCTTGCCACCCTTATTCATCTGGGTAGGCTGTGGGGCTGCTAAAGGCTGCATAGGCTGTGATGCTGGCTGGATATTGCCATTAGGTGTAGTAGTAGCTGGCTTTTGCTCATTGCCATAGAAAGGATATGTAGGGGGAGTTGGATATCCCGTATCTCCACCATCTGCCATTTTCTTAGTTTTCATGATTTATCCGTAAAATACACTGCAAGTAACAGAAGCACCTACGCCAACAAAAAGTCCATTTGGGCAAAGAATACCTTCACCTGGAATTTTAACAGGTAAGCCAACCGTAGTGAACGTATCAATCTCAACATGTATGTCAGGGTACATATTCACGCTACCTGATGTAGTTGCATTGGGTATTGCTGTGAATGAAAATGAATTTGCGTTGATATAAGTAATGTTATACATACCAGCACGAGTTGTGCCTGTCAGTATTTCTATAAACACCCGCTGCCCATTAATCAGCCCATGCGCCGTCATAGTTACAGTTACAGTACCTACTGATTGGCTATATGTACCTGACTTCTTGGTAGATGGATTACACACCGCCATATTTCTAGCTGATACCGTACCAGATGTAACAGTAAGCCCTTTAAGGCGCGTTCTGTTAGATGTAATCAATGCACCTGGGCCAGTAGCGTAGCCTGCTGTTACATCAGTTTGCATACCCATGACTTATCCGTAGAAAATAGTGGTTGAAACTGTTGTAGACGGGAGAAATACATAAACTCCATTTGTTGCTATTACACCCTCACCGGGGATTAACGTATAAAACGCTGTTGCTGTAAAGCAATCAATCTCAATCAAAATATCAGTGTATATGCTTACATTTCCACTTGTAGTTAACACTGCAGTAGTTACAGTAAATGTATCTGCTGTTGGTGTTGTCTTAACTAAATAAGTATCAGGTACTGCGGAGCCAGAAGTGAAGTTTAAAACAACACGACTTTGGCCTGCGGTCAAGCCGTGATTAACCAAGGTCACTGTACATACAGTAGTACCCGGAATGTTGTATGTCCCCGTCTTCAGATTGTTATCGCAAAGTGATACGTTTAGCGCACTTGAACTTGTTGGGGAAACTATGACCCCCTTCAAACGGGTCCTATACGGCACAGCCACACCAGTAGCCGTATTGTGATATGACAGTACGTCATACTGCATCATAACTGCTCTCCTAAATGTAGGGTAAGACTACGCCGGTTTAGATGCCTCAAGTCCGCTAATCTTTGCTATTAACTCAGCATTTTCTTTAGCAAGTTTGGCGGCATGTCCCATTGCAAAGTCTCTTTGGGATTCCAGAAGCGCCACAATTGTAGCAACTTCC